TTAATAAAGCAGCAGAACAACAACCTTATGGAGGAACTCAACCTCCATACGATTCTACTACTCATTTCAGAGCTTCTTACGGTGGGAGAAATTATTGGATTAAGAAAATAGATATGCGTAGACAACCTGTTTTGGTTCGTTGTTCATGTAGTGATTATTTTTTCAGGTTTGGATATTACAACTATATTAACGGAGTTCAGTTTGGGGGGAGGCAACGTCCCTATACTAGAAAAACCAGTAACAGAGCAGAAGCTAACCCACTACGTGTCGTTGGTATCTGCAAACATTTGTCTCAATTTGCACAGATGTTACAAACTAACGGGTATGCTATCTGATATGAGTTTAGTAAGAGAGTTTACAGTTTCTATTTGTAATAGAGATGAGATAAGAGATTTCATAGAAAATTGGCATTATAGTAAAAGTATAAATGGAGTTAAATCTGATTATTGTTTTAAACTTTTACATAATGGTAAGATAATAGGAGCTTGTATCTACGGAAAATTGGCTATGGCTAATGTCTGGAAGAAGTACGTAGATGACGAGAATGACATGTTAGAGCTTAGGAGATTATGTTGTATAGACGATACTCCTAAAAATACTGAGTCTTATTTCATAGGACATACTTTAAGATGGTTGAAGAAGAACACTGATGTTAAAAAAATATTATCTTACGCTGATTTAACATATGGACATGAAGGTATTATATATAAAGCAACTAATTTCAAATTTTTAGGACAAACAAAAACTTGTAAGATGATAAAATATAATGGTAGATTATATCATGATAAGACTATAAGAACTAAATATAAAGGGGAACTTAAACCTTTCGCTGCTAGAATAAAAGAAGCTTTATTAAACGAAGAAGCTTACTATATAAAAACAAAACCTAAAAATATATATTTGATGGAATTAAAATAAGGATGGAGTGTTTGTAATGGTACAAAATGAAGGAAGTCTATGCCCTGCTTGTGGAGGATTGGTAACAGATGATATATGTCCTTCTTGCGGATTTAATTTTTCATCTGTGATAACATGTCCCCATTTACAACAAGATAATACTTGCAGTATAGATAATATAGCTTGCAACATACGTTCTTTAGAATGGGAGATTTGTGAAAAAAGAATGCCTTAGTTGTAACAATAAGTTTCAATTTATATTATATTTGAGATTAAATATATGTAGGGAAATTATATGTAGGGAAATTTAATATGAGTAAAGAAATTTTTTCAGATATAGAAAATATCCTCAGAGGATTAACTGGAAAGAATTTAGAAATAGGTATTATTACGGCAGAGAATGAAATGGGTAGAGAATTACCGGATGCCGTTAATAATAGAAGAAACGAAGAGCTTTATAAAGAACTAAATAATATATCTGGAGCTAATGTTTATAGAATTCAAGGAAACTTCGGAGGAATGGATGAAAATTCTTTTCTAGTAACTGGAGTTTCTCTCAGAAGATTAAAAGATTTGGCTTCTAAATATAAACAACAAGCTTTTATATATGGAACTGGTAAAGATGATAATATGATGTTTCATTATATGGAAGCTAAAGATAATAATTCAGATAACCTAGATTATGAAAGTGTTCAGATTAGAAAAACTTTTGTTTATAAACCTTATGCTAAAGAGAATTTTTCTTCTTATAAAGGTATAAAATTTGTAATACCCTTCTTCGACAGTCATTATAATGATTTAAGATGGGAAGATTTATCCAGTGAAGAAAAAGGAGAAGATTACGAAGAGGGCAGTGAACCAGAAGAATCTAAACTAAGTAAAATTAAGAAATTAATAGGTAACAGTAATGTAGATAAAGATGAATCTCATAATGATTTCTACCATACTGTGTTAAGGATAAAGAATAATACAGAGACTCCCGAAAATGTAAAAAAAGAAGCCAGTTTACTTATATCTGATATGAAAACCGCAGGGGGTGTTAATATTATAAGAAGAGAGCTTGAAAATTTCATATCAAAATATAATAAGTATGCTAATAATGAATCCTATATAAAAAGAATTTCAAAAATAGTGGAATCCTTAAAAATAAAGGAAGAAAAAGTAAAAATAAAAGTAAAACATAGTGATTTACTGGAAGTTCCTAAAGGTAAAAACTTTTGGAGTTTACCATTCAGTCATTATAAAAAATTAGTAGACAAAAAAGGATACTCTAAAGTTATAAGAGCTTTAAATAATTTGAAAGTATGGAATAAAGAGGATGACCCAGACATATCCGATAAAGCTGATAAAATAATGGATAGACTTAAAAAAGAATATAGACCAGAAACTAATGAGGAAGTAAGACAATTTCAAAAAGTTATTTTGGAATTACCTAAAGATGATAAAAGACCTGAAGATATGAGAGTTGTTAAAACTAGATTACAAGGCAGGGATTTCTATTTAGTTCAATCTAATCCTAGAGGAGATAGGTGGATTACTCAAGCAGAACATAACGATAGGAATGAAGCTATAAAAGATGCTGAAAGTTGGTATTAATATTATATTAGGAGAAAGATAATGTCATTAGATAGATTAAAAAAATTATTAATTAAAGTAAATGAAGAGGGTGAAGTAGCTTCTCCAGATGGTACTTTATCTGACTTAGGGGAATTACCTAAATTCAATTACGGTACTGTAGATGCTAGAGGTAAAAGTGTTAAAGGTAAGAATCCTAAAAAAATAGATAATCTTAGTCTCTTACCTAATCTTAAAGATAAGATAGAAACTGCTGCAGAAGAATTTGATTTTTACCCTAAGAATGTTAAAGGTTGGAGAGACAAATGGGATGAAATCATGCCTAAGTTTGAGTCTTTAAATAAAGCATATCCTAGAATAGTTAAGGTAGAGAAGTTAGAAGAAGACCCTGAGTATATTTTTGAGGATGAAGATAAAAACATAAAAGCTATTTTAGATTTCTTAAAGGTAGATAAGAATGTAGATTTTATATTTATAAAGGAAGATGAAGATGATATAATAGTATATGGAGGTAATGGTAATCCAGAACCTAATAAGGACATGTACTTAATAGAAAGAAAATATTAATATTATTAAATAAGCTTCTCTCAGAGAAGCTTATTTTTCAATTAAGATACGGTATGGGGTAAGTTATTTTAAAATATAATTTTTTATTACTTTTTTTACATTATAGGGTAGTTTTTGATAATCTATTTTTTCTATATTTTTACCATGATAATCGGAAGCGATATTAATATTTTTAGTTTTACAGTTTAAATCTACTCCTTTTCTAAAACCTAAGTTATAGAAGTTGATATTATAACTTCCTATTCTTGTTTTTCTTAGTAAATTCATTTGGAATCCATTAATACATCTAGTAGTGTTCATAATTTTCTCCTTTTAGCTTAACCTTACAATTATATTATTACACTTAAGTATATAATAATCAATTGTTTCTTTAAGTATATTTACAAATTTTAACAAATTAAATACATTTATATTATAGTTAGATTAAAGGAGGAATTATTTTGAGTATACTCGTACAATTGCTTGGAATTTTCACCGACCTAACTCCAGATATATTAGATATTTATATTGATTTATTTGGTTTAGACTGTGATATATATTTAGAGAGTAGTGCTACACAAGAATACAGGTTATATGATGACCACGCTAAGATAACTTACTCTAACACTCCAGATAGAAGTGAGAAATTATTAATAGTTAATTTTATAAGAGGAGATGCCATGAGAAGCTCTCTTGGTCAATTTGAAAGTTTCTTCGATGAGGACAGACCTTTTATACTATCTTATGAAGCCAAGAGATTACCTCCAAGAACTAAGATACATGCTTATTTTAATGGAAGTAAGATGAGTTTTCAAACAGAGATTGATAGTGTTATAACAGGTGCTAAGTCTCCTCAAGGAGATAATAGAGATACTATATTAGTTAAACAATTATTAAGACCTTTAACTTAATGACAATTTAATGACATTTTAATGGTGATTTAATGACAATATCTTTTTTAACATATCCTATAATAAATATATTTGAAGATATAAAAATCAAATCTGGATTTGATTTTTTAGAATTTCCCTTATTAGGAAATAAATATTATTTCTTTGACCCAGATTTAACTTTTGAACCTAGATTATATAAGCATTTATCTTATTTTCAATATGAAACTAGAGAAGACCCTTTTATTTGTGCAATGTGGAATAGAGGTGCTTTGAATGCAACTCCAGAACAACCTAGACAATTTACAGGATATATTAATTCTAGTTTGGGTTATGCGGATAAATTTACAGTTAAAAATGTACAATGTCAGTTAAATTTAGTATTCGTATCCAACGACCCTAACTACCTCACGGCATTTGAAGAATTTTTCATAATAAATTATGATAGAAGTATAACTTTAACTACCTCTTATCAAATACCTGTTAATTTTAAAGAATTAGGAAATATAACATCTATTAATCAAGGTACTAAAACTTTTACAGTTGCAGGAGACCACAGTTACTTAAACTCTGGAGATAGTTTAAGTATACTAGAATCTACAGGTAATGATGGAGATTATACTATAAGTTCTATCAATGTAGCTGGAGGTTTTACTGATATATCAGTTAGTGAGAATATACCAGATTCTACTATAGACGGAGTTATAGTAAAGAACGGCTATCTTCAAGATATTGAAGCTGAAGTTTTTTTTAATGGTATAGAATTTTCAGATTTAAATAAATTAGATACTGGGTCTAGGGGGGAGTTAACATTTTTATTAGTTACTATGAATATACAATATCCAGTTATATTAAATAGTAATTATACTGGAAATATAGAAACAGGTTCTTATAAACTTATAAAACATATACATCTGAAAACTAAAGCAGTTAATTCTCTATTAAATCCTCAAATGATACAACCTTATGATGAGATAATAATAGAATAAATTTATATTATAGTTAGGATAATTATATTTAAGAGGAAAGATTATGTACAAATATAAATTAATATCTAGATTAAATTACCCCGTAGAGATTAAATACAATAATGAAAGTATAATCTTAAGTCCTAAAGCGAAATTAAGTATAAAAGATAAAGAACTTCTTGGAGAATTACCTCAAGGAGTTATAGTTAAAGAAGTTAATTAATTACAGGAGAATATAGAATGACTGCTCCAAAAGTTACTTATAATAAGAATACTCATCTAAATACTAATTTAGGTATAATTAGTAAAGATGATATTGAATTTTGGAGCTATTACAATAAATTACATATTGAAAAATATTCTTTGAGAGATTTATCAAAAATTTTAGGTATAGATAAAAGACCCATAAGGAAAGTTTTTGAGAAGTTGAATCTACCTTTAGTTAGTAAGAAGGATACTTATACAAGATTACATAATAAATCTAAAAAAACTTGGATTAATACTTTAGGTGTGGATAATCCTAGAAAAGATAATAATATAGTAGAGAAGTCAAAAAATTCTTATTTTGAGAAAACAGGATATTCACATCAATTCAAAAATCCAGAGGTTAGAAATTTAATAAGTTTTAAATTTAATAATAGAACTTTAGATAACTGGAAGGGTATACTAGAGAAATTAGATATATTATTACTGGATAACTTTAAAGGTACTCACGAAAGATTGAGTAGTGGTAAATATAAATTAGTTAAATATAGATTTAAACATAATACATGTGGAACTATATTTAAGGATTCTTTCTCTGATGGTCATATATTATGTCCTAACTGTCATAAGTTTGTATCTTTTCCAGAGATGACTCTTAGAAATTATCTGTTGAGTAAAGGTTTTCGAGTAGAAAGCAACGCTAGAAACATAATACCTCCTTACGAAATTGATATTTATTTACCAGAATTAAAAATAGCTTTTGAATATAATGGGTATTGTTTTCATCATGAAGAATCTCAAATAACACCTGAATTATTAAAAAGTAATAAAATAATGAGAGTAAAGCCTGACGGCTATCATCAAAAGAAGAGAGAATTGTGTAAGAATAAAAATATTGAACTTTTTCATCTCTGGGAGAACGAAAAAGGTAATAATATAGATGATATTATAAGATTAGTGGACAATATAATAGGAGAATGGATGTATGTCAAGTCCTAAAGTTACTATAAAAGAGACTGATTTATCAACAAGAGTTCCTTCATCTCCGGGAGTATATGCTGGAATAGTTATAGCAGCTCCAAAAGGTGAAGTTAATGTACCTAGATTTATAACTTCAGATACAGAATTGTTAAGATATTTCACACCTGATGAAAGAGTAGAAGTAGGTTATAGTTTAGGGTTTTATTCAGCTTTAGCATATTTAGCTAAAGCAAATAGATTATGGGTAGTAAGAGCCGATAATAACTCTAAATTTGGTGGATTGATTATAAAGAAGGATGGAAGCACTAATATACAATTAACAGATGTAGAGCTTGGGGATGTTATCGGAATTAATCAAGGTACTAAAACTTTTACATTATTAGGAAGTTTGGCAGCTCATGCTAGATTAGATGACGTATTAAGAGTATCTGGTTCAACAGGAAATGATGGGCTATATACTGTTGTATCATCTACTGATAACACTATAAATATGAATTTTCCTATAACTAATGTAAATCAGGTAAACAAAGAGTTTACTATATCTGGAGATTATACATCATTAATAACAGTAGGAGATACTTTAAGTGTATCCGGTTCAACAGGAAATGATGGTACATATACTATAGCATCTTTAACTTTATCATCTGGGGATACTATCATAGAAGTAGATGAAGCCATCCCAGATGGTACGATTGATGGAACAATAACTGTAGCTGTATTAACTACTGATATAGTTGTTGATGAAGTTATATCAGATAATACAATTGATGGAACAATATTAAAAAATTCTATAGTAACTCCAGAAAATTATGAATTTGCTTCAGACGATTTATTATTAATAACAGGTGTTAATGAGGGTGCTTGGGCTGATGATATTCAAATTAAATTGTACACATATGCTAATAGCCCTGATGTAGTTAAAGAACCCGGAGTAGTTGATGAAGCTTTCATGATTCAAGTTTATAAAGCTTCTACCGGAGATTTATTAGAAACTCATATATGTTCTAGAGAACCTAATGCTAAAGATGGATATGGTCAGAATATCTACGTAGAGGATGTTATAGCATCATCTAATTATATAAAAGCAATAGATAATTTAGCTGCTGATGCTTCTGAAGAATTACAAGAACAGACCTCTGCTTTAACCATAGATGGAAGTTTGGATGGAGAGGCAATAGCAGATACTCATATGGTTTCAGCTTTAAATACTTTAAGCAATAAAAATGATTTAGCTTTAACTGTAGTTATGGATGGTGGATGGGCTACAGTAGCCTATCAACAAGCTATTGATACTTTATGTCAATCTAGGAAAGATTGTGTAGGTGTACTTTCTACTCCATACTCAACTGAGAATACATCATCATATATAACAGACCTAGTAACATATAGGAAAACTACTTTAAATTTAAATAGTTCTTATTCAAGTTTGTATACACCTCATGTTAAGATAAGTGATAGGTTTAATGATAGAGAGATATTCATAGCTCCAGACGGATATGCTGCCGGTGCTATATCTGAGACAGCAGCTAATAGCGAGATATGGTATGCTCCTGCCGGTTACAGAAGAGGTGTCATAAATGTTATAGATGTTAATAAGAGATTCACATCTGGAGAACTTGATTTATTATATGATAACGGTATTAACCCAATTAAGTTTTCTCCCGGAAAAGGAATAGCTATATTTGGTCAAAAAACATTATTATCTAGACCATCTGCATTAGACAGATTAAATGTAAGATTACTTTTGATAACAATAGAACCTGCTATAGCTGAATTTTTAGAAGATTTCTTATTTGAATTTAATGATGAATTTACTAGACTTTTAGTTAGAAGCGGAATAGAATCTTACATGGATGATATAAAAGCTAGAAGAGGAGTATATGCTTACAGTGTTGTTTGTGATGAGACTAATAACTCATCTCAAGATATAGATAATAATAAAATGAATGTCTGGTTATTTGTACAGCCTACTAAAACAGCAGAGTTTATAGAACTTAATGTAGCTATAACAAGAACTGGATTTGATTTTAATCTTGCACAAGGATTACTAGGATAGTTGAAATAAATATAAACATATGATAAAATAGTATTAGGAGACTAATACTATTTTGTTTAGGGGATATTTTGAATTACATAAAAACCAAATTTGGTTTGTTAGATAAAGAGAATAAAGAAGATTGGATTCCGATATATGAGAAATATATCGATTTAAACAGTATTGGAAAAGTAGCTAGTCTATTAGGGATAAATCATAAAACTGTTAGAAGCATATTTAAGAAACATGGATTTTTAAATATAAGAGGTGGCGGTAATATAAAAACTAATCTGGGTGTTGTAAGTAAGAAAGATATTAATTTTTGGGTTAAATACTATACTATGTATTTAGAAGACAAGAATACTAATAGAGTAGAGGATTTATTAGGTATATCTTACACTACGATATACAGAGTGTTTAGTGATTTAGACCTAGAACTCATTCCCAATCAAGACAGATATAGCCATATTTTAGAAAAAATCAAAGAAACTAATTTAAAAAAATATGGATACTCTGTAGCTGCTAAAAATAATGAAATAAGGAATAAGATAAGAGAAACTCATTTAGGTAAATCTAATTTAGAGAAGGTAAAAGCTAGGAATAAATTAATATGTACTTTAAGGAATAAATATGGAGATGATGTAGATTGGATTAGTAAGAGTTGTGAATTTAAAAATAAAATAAAAAAATCACTCAGAGACAGGGCTTGGATATTTTGGCAAGAATATTTATCCTCTAATAATTATAAAATGATTGAAAATTATCAGGGTGTTTTTCATATAACAGAGCAAGGTAAGAAGTATATTAAGTATAATTTTGTACATGAAGATTGTGGTAGGAAATTCCAATCCTATTTTCAGAAGGATTATTTAAAATGTCCCTTCTGCTACAGTACCCCGAGTAAATTAGAGATGTCTTTATTTAAATACGTTTATGATTTATTGTTAGAAAATAAATATACTTGCATAAATAAAACTAAGAGTTTAATTCCTCCTTACGAAATTGATATATTTATTCCAGAATTAAACATAGGATTTGAATATAACGGTACGTATTGGCATAGTATATTAAACAAAGAGGATAAAAATTATCATAAAGATAAAACAGAATTAGCTCTATCCAAAGGCATAAAATTATATCATATATGGGAACATGATAATGAAGAAATAGTTAAGTCTATAATTTGTGGCGTACTGAATAAAACTGAAAATAAAATCTCTGCTAGAAAATGTGAAGTTAGAGAAGTAAAAACTAAAGATAGAAGAGAATTTTTTGACGGAAATCATCTACATGGAGATGTTGGAGCTAAGTCTGCTTTAGGCTTGTATTATGATAACGAATTAATATCTTGTATTTCTTTTCGTAAACATAAAGAAGGAATAGAGATTGCTAGATTTGCCAGTAAATTACATTGTAGTATTAGAGGAGGCTTTTCTAAGTTACTAAAACACTCTATTTCTAAACTTAGAGAATTAGGTTACAGTAAAATAATTACCTACTGTGATAGAGATTGGACACCAGATTATAAAGATAGTGTTTATTATAAAAATGGATTTAATTTTGTAGGGGATAGTGGTTGTATTTTAAGATATTATGATAGCATTAACAATAGAACATATCCGAGAGAGACTTTTCAAAAACATAAATTAAAAGGATTATTCGAGGATTATAATTTTGATAACGTAGATGAGTTTTTACAAGGTAAGAGAATATACGGTTTTTATAACTCTGGTAATTGGAAATTTGAATTACTTATATAATTCTTTATATTATAGTTAGAATATTAGTATAGTTATAATATGGAGAATAAAAATGCCAAGACCTAATATTAATGAAATTGTCGGCAATCAAGATTTTGCAACACTATTTCGTTGGGAAGTTATTTTTTCGGAATTACCTAACGCAATAGCTAACGCTGGTCTTTATAATGCCACTGCTCTAAATACACATGCAATATCATCGGAGTATCCAAGATTTACTAATGATGAGATAGAAGTAGGTATTCATGGTCATAAAGTATATCAAGCTGGAATTAGGACTTATGACCCAATAACTTTAACTCTTATAGAAGATAATAATGCTTTGATACAAAAATTTATTAGAGATTGGGGAGCTTTATTATGGACTCCCGGAACAGGTACTCAGGCTAATAAATCTGATTATGTATGTAGAAGTATAATATTGAGACCTCTCAAAAATGATAATGCAGGTTTATTTACTTATACTTTAAAAAATTGTTGGATGCAGTCTCATACTATAGGAAATCCTGATGGAGCTGCTAATGAGTTAATTAGACCTGAAATAACATTAAGATTTGATTATTTCTTAACTGAAGGTCAATCTGTATAATATTAATTTATTACCTATGGTAATAAATCTTTAAAGGTTTTAGTCGTTGTACCCGTAAACAACGACTTTTTAATTGTAAATTTTTATTAATATAATCTTGAAATACTATAAGATATACTATATAATAATTATATAAAGTTAAGTTAAAGGAGACGATTATGGCAAGTTTATCGATGCACGTTGTATCAGAGAAATACTTTAACGATGGAAAGTTTACTGTAAGTAATCCTATTTGTGTTTTTGAGAATAGAAAAAATAGAGAAGTCATAGTTAAAGAAACTTCAGAATATGATTTATACTTAACTTACTTTAAAACATTTAAGCAAGCAGATTCATATAGGAAAAGAGTTATAAAAGAAAATAAGTATTAATTTAAAGAGTGTATTATGTTTAAGGATAAAGATTTATTAATTGGATATATTTTAATTATAATACCTTTTATAATAATAGGTACTATTTTAAATATACATAATTTATTGTTATATATAATTTACATTCCATTATTTATATTATGTAAATTAGAGGACTCTGGATATAAAGGAAATTTTAATATAAATGAACCAGATAGGTTCGTAGGAATTCCAGTGAACCAAATCACTTCAAAAATTAAAATTGAACCAAATCACTTCAATTTTATAAGAGAGAATCGTTATGAGATTAAAAATTATAAGGCAGATTATAAATTACATGGATACCCTAACGTAGTTAGGGAATATACCTACGGTAATAATCTATACGAAGTTCAAGCAAAATACAAAGCAGACCCTAAAGTTAGTAAATTAATTAGAGTTATAGAGATAAATTAGAATCCCCTCACAAATACCTTTATATTATATTTAGAAATAGTATAATATAAAGGTATTATATGGCAACTGACCCAACTGATAAATATAACATAAAAGATATTTTATCAAATACTGAAGAACAAGTAGGTAAGTTATTAACCGATGGAATATCTGAAAATCTGAATGGCAGAGATATTTTAAATATTAATGAAATAGCTGCTATAGATTGGGGTTATAAATATTCTTATATGATTAGAATAGAAGGATTTTATGATGTATCTCCGGTATTTCGTAATGATATAATACCAGCTACTATAGTACAAGAAAAATTTCCATCTATAAAAACAGATAATATTAAATTACCTATGGTAGGTAATTTTGAATTACCTATTAATAGAGGATTACCTACACTACAAATATCTATGCTAGATACTGTGGATTGTAGGATAGAAAGATTACTCAGGAAGTGGATAAGATACATAAATGATGGTAATAGGATACAATATTTAGATAACATAACTAAAAGAATTTATGTACATAAATTAGATTATAATAGAGGATTGATATACACTAATCTATACTATGCTTATCCAGATGGAGATATTTTAGTTAGTATGGGTAGTGATAATAACCTAAAAGAACTAGCTGTAGATTTTACAGTTATAGATTATAAGGAAGGTGTTTAAATTTAGGAGGTAAATATGTCGGATAAAGTTAAAGATTATGTTCCAAAATATCTAGAGAAGTGGTTGCCATCTAGAAATTTACAATATCCAAAAGGTATAGAAGTTTATTATAAACCTTTTTCTTTTGGAGAATTGATTAAATTTAATAATTCTAATTTAGATGAACCTGAAATGTACAGATTTATTTTAGAAGGAATCGAAGTAATAGGAATGGATAAATATGATTTAACTTTTTATGATACTGTATATTTAGGATGGAGAAGAAAAACTGCTAGTATGGGTAGTTCAGTATTAGATGCTAAATCTTTTTGTCCTAATTGTGATTATAGAAATACTTCTCTATTAGAATTGGATAAATTAGATTTTGAAGATAGTGATATTAAGGCATTACCTGTTAAATGTAAAATATGTGATATTGAATTGAAATTTAAATTTATAACTATAAAGGATTATATTGAATTATTTAATCAAAATAAACATAAAGATATATTATCTATTTATGCTAAGTCTATTATAAATAAAAATTTTGACGAAGCTTATGAAATTTTAGATAATGCTACTGGTAATGATATTGATAAGATAGGATTATTGAATTCTATTCTATATCATGGAGTTAGAGATTTAGGAGTTGAATGTTTAGAGTGTAAACATAAATATGATATTAAAGTTACTAGCTCCTCGGAGGTGGAGCTACTTAAGCCCTTTCGTTCAAAAGAAGACATTATTAGAGATGAAATTTCATTTGGCGAAGAATAATATAGTTAACGCTTATGATATAAACGAACTACCTTATCATGAAGTAAAGTATTTATGGGATTCTCTTATAAAAGATATAAAGGAAAGAAATAAAAATGCCAGACCCTAAAGTACCAAATAGGAATAATCCTTTTGAACAATTTTCAAATAGTTTAATAGGCTTTCTTAAAAAAGTAGAAACTAGAGACAAAAAAAGAGATGAGAAATTAGAAAGACTTGTTAAGCAGATGATTGTATATTTTCAGTTGCTTGAAAGAGCTTTTAAGAATAATCAAGTAATCTCAAAAGGAGGAACTCAAGATTCTACTAAAGCTGGAGTAGATAAGTTAGTTAGATTAATGAGTAATCTAGATTCTAATGTAACAACTACTGTAAATAAATTTATAAAGGGAGAGAGGTTGGTAGCTTCTGAAAAAGCAGACATAGCTAAATTAACAGGAGATATAAAGGATGCTCTATCTGAATCTGGAGAAAAAATAGGAATTCCTATAAAAGATTTATTAAATAATTTTAAAGAGATTTTAGCTAATGATAAATTAGATGCCAACTTCAGGATTGATGTAGTGAGATTTTTAAAAGATTACTCTGAGGAAGATATAGCATTATCTCAGGAATTAAAAAATTTACTAGACAAGATTTCTAATTCAAATAAACTAATAGATGAGGATATAATTAAACTTAATATTGAGTTAGATAAAAATATACAAGAATATACCTCTGAATTAAAGGAAGCTACTTTTGCTCCTTTTATGAAAATAAATAAAGAGATAAATGAATCTAATATTTTATTAGAAGATATAGTAGATATACTTAGCGAGAATCAAAGACAAGAATCTTTGAAGAAAGAATCTTTAACAGATAAAAGTAAACAGAAAACAGGAGACTTTATTACTGGGTTGGTAGGAGATTTAACTCAGGGATTAGCTAGAGTAACAGGTATAGGTATGGCTGAGTCCGGTATACCTGCTTTGCAAAACATAGCTCCATTAGTAGCAGGTGCTGGAGGTCTGGTTGGTATGTTGACTAAGGATTATCTAGGAACTAAAGGAGTAAAAGGATTGGTAGGAGATTTAAAATCTCTAGGTAAAACTATACCTAAAGTTTTATCAGCATTGTCTGGAGTAGTAACTGCATTTAGTGGAGCTTTAATTGGATTACTTGGTAAATTTAAATTTTTTGAAAAAGGACTAAGTAAGATAGCTGAACCTATAGGTAAAATCGCAGGTAAAGGATTAGGAAAAGGGGTTTTAAAGAAGATACCTATAGTGGGAGCTATAGCCGGAGGAGCTTTTGCAGTAGATAGAGCTTTTGAAGGAGATTTTTTTGGAGCTGGTTTAGAAGCTGCTAGTGGTATAGCTGGAACTTTTCCGGGATTGGGAACTGCTGCTTCTCTGGGAATAGATACTTTATTAGCTGGGAGAGATTTAATGCCTCAACAAATGAGTTCAGATGAAACTTTTGATAAAGCATTTAAACATATCCTTAAATCTGAAGGGGGTTTAGTTGATGATAAATCAGATAAAGGTGGAAGAACTAATTTAGGAGTAACTCAGAAAACTTACGACTCTTACAGAAAAGGAATGAATCTTCCTACTCAGGATGTAAAGAATATAACTAAGGATGAAGCTAAAAATATATATAAAAGATACTGGACTGAATCAGGTGCTTCTACTGTTAAAGATTCCAAGTTAGCTACTTCTGTTTTTGATATGGCGATAAATTCTGGCTCTACCAAAGCAAAACAATACTTGGATAAAAGTGGTGGTGATTACGATAAGTTTATGCAGATGAGAGGGAATTTCTATAATAGAATAGTTGAAAAGGACCCAACTCAAGCTAAATTCTTGAAGGGTTGGATGAATAGATTATCTAATTTGGATAAATTCGTAAACAGTGATGATTTTATAGCTAGTGCTGATAATATAAACATGAAAAGTATACCTGAAAGTAATATTGAGTTACCTCCTTTAAATGTACCAAAAGAATATTTAAAAGGAGAAGTTAATAAATCAGAACTTCCTCAAATAATACCACAACAACCTCAATTACAAGAAAGAAAACTTAAATCTGATAGTGATATTATAAATGTATTAAACTTAAATGGGATATTTACATAATGAATTTATATGATAAAGTAATAAACGATGAAAATCTACAGGTTAAGATAATCTTACCTAGAGATTATGAGAATAATAATCCCTCAGATAGTATTGACAGGGAAGACTCTGTTATACGTGGATATTTAGAAAATCCTTTTAGGGTAGATACTGGAGCTGAATGGTCAGATTCATTATTTGGAAGAGATTGGTCTAATAAGATAAATCAAATATTAGGTTTAGCTGGAACTAATATAAAAGCATACACTGTACTGGACACTACTCAAAATTATATAGCTGCTAGAATTCCAAGTTTTCAGTTCAGTTTCTATGTTATAAGTACAAATGAATATACAAATCCTATGGTTAAAGTTAATAGATTATACGAAGCTATATTCCCAAAGAAACAATCTGATATAACTATTCAGTATCATTGGGGATACAAACCCAATGCTCTAGCCGAAGGTAGAAGTTTTACTAGAAATGAAAGTCCAACTAAAGGAACTGTAATAGTTACTATAGGGAGATGGTTTAGAGCTTTCAATATGATTATTACTGATGTTAGTATAGAGTATTCTGATTCTGTAAATCCAGAAGGAAAACCTTATTGGGTTAAACCAACTATAACTTTAATACCAAGAAGACTTCCGTATGTAGATGAATTCATACAAATGTTTAATCCATATAATACAAATTAGATAGGAGATTATTATGTTTTTTATAAATACAGATTATGTATCTGATGAAAAATATGATTGGGCTAAATTTATGCCTTTTTTAGAGGATAATTTTGATGTTCTAAACTCATATTTTATGGAAAATTTTATGTTACTAACACCATTAGGAAACTTCACTGTAACTTCTGAAGAATACAGACCGGATTTAATTTCTTATAAAATATATAAAACAGTTAATTATTGGTACTTAATATTACTTTATAATAGTATAAAAGATTTAGATGAATTAAAGACAGGTAAGGTTTTAAATTATTTTGATGTTCGTGATTTAGAATCCTTATTCTTCTCATTAAAAAGTAAAAACAGGGGTGTTAATTTCTAATGATAGAAATATCTGGAAAATATATATTTGATATATCTGTGGGAAAATATAAAGAATTCATAACATATGAAGACCTTATAGAATTCACTATGATAGAAGAAGCAGGTAATTGCCTACCTGTATTTGATTTGAAATTTAAATTTAGAATTCCAGAGTTAAGGAATTATTTTACTGAAAATAATTTATTGGTAGTTAAATTTGGTTCTTCTTTAGAAGATTTAAAAGATATTCCGCTAAGAGTATTTCAAAAAAATATAAGAAGATATGGAGATTCTCAATGGATTGCTGTTGTGAGCGGATTTTATGATGCAGTTTCTTATATACAAGAAACTGGAAGTGAGGTTATTAAATCATCATCAGGTACTGGAATATCTGCTACCGAGGCTATAAATATAGTTTCTTCTAGATTTTTTAATTTCAAGACTAATATTACTAATGATATTAGTAATCAAAAATGGTTAAGGTGTCGTAAGACTGCTAGAGATTTTATATCTGACTTATGGCTACATGCTAATATTCCAAATTCTTTTCCAGCTATGGCTATTAGTAAGAGTGGTGATTTTATATTGAAGGATATGGTTAAGTCTATGTCTGAAGAATCTAAATGGACTTTTGGATATACTAACACTCAAAATAAAAATAATATAATATCTATATCAGGTAATCCAGAAAATATAAACGATACTGGTTTGATAAATAGTATAATACAGAGTAAGAGAAATCTTATTTTTAATATGGATACTGGAAATATATCTGAAAATATATTTAATAGAGACCCTATTTTATCAAATACATCTAAATTAGAGGGAGTAGATATATCCTCTAAAGATTCTATAAATTATTATACTAACAATAATGTACATTCTAATTATTGGCAATCTTATATAAATAATTTGAATTCTTTATCTTTTTTTAGTGGGGTGAGAACCATAATATCTTATGCTGATTATTTAATAGATGATATGAATGTTTTAGATATAGCTGAGTTTTTAGACCTAAACCCGGAAAATCCTAATGAAACAGAAGGTCATCATTCAGGTAAATATATTATATCTAAATTAGTAAGAACTATAGGAGATAATAAAAACTTAAATACCCATGTTGTCTTATGCAGAGAAAGTGCTAATGAAGTTAGAGACTACCAAAGTGAAGTAACAAGAGAACAAATAATATTAGAAGATGATAAAGACTATACTTTAGCTTTAAATAAATTAGAAGATTCTAAAGATTCTGTAAGAAAATTCTTATCTAATAGAGGATTGAATTTAACTATACCTAATATAAGAATTCTACCAGAAGATTTAATGGAGTTATTTAAGAGTCTAATAGGTTTTGATTTATCTGGTATTTGGATTAGGTATGATTATCTTCTTAGTTTAGCTAGAATGGAAGGTATATCAACACTTAGAACTCAAATACTTAGCGATTTAAAAAATAGTATATCCAATAATCTGGCTACATTAGTATCTGATAGTGATGTATTTACTCTAATAGGAACTTCTAAAGATAGGTTAATTAGAGATTTATTAGACTTCAAGAATATGAAATCTGTAACTTATAATATGGTTAATAACTTAAAATATAATATAACTAATCTAGCAGTAACTGAATTAATAGATTTATTAAATAATATACCTACTACTAATTTTATATTTAGTTTATTTGGTATAAATAAAAATAGTATTTTAGATATATTAAATAATAGTTCTATAAATTATAAATCCTATTTAAGTGGATTATTAGACAATTCTTTGAATAATTTATTTGGAAATACCGATAGTTCTCTACCTACTAATATAATAAAGAATTTATTTCTATATTGGTTAAATAGAGGGGAAGTAAGTAGTCTGGAAACCAACAGTGATATTATACAGGAATTAAATTCAAATACTTATACCGGTTATATTCAGAATGGTAACATGATTATACCTAATCTAGGTTCTACTAGCATATCCCCAGAAGATTGGACTGCTAATATTTTCTCATGGTATATTTCTGGTTTAATAGATGAGGATAGTATTAATACTGGAAATTTAGGATTAGATGATTTAATATCTAGAACTATAATTTATCTAAAAACTCAAGGTATCAATAATCCAATGGTTGGAACATCGTTTAGAAGATTTTGGGGTACTTCTAATAATATTGTTATTAATGATAATGACATAAGAAATTTCTATAGTCATATAAGTAATAAGAGAAGTTTTAGTCAAAGTATAAAATGTAATAATGAGTATATGTACATTCTTTATCCAGAATATATGCTAGAAGGAAGAATAAGAATAGATGGAAATGATTATACTAACCTAGAGGTAATAACTAAAAATATAAAAATAGACGATAATTATCAAAGTTATATTTTATATAGAACTAAAGATAAATTTAATAAGAGGATTAAGGTAGATGTTATCTAAACCCATAAAATGGTTAACTGAGGATAAGGATGTTAAGTCTTCTACTTTTTCTGGTTTTGTTGTAGGTAATGATGACCCTTTAAAATTAGGAAGAGTTCAAGTTCGTATAGTTGAAATGTATGGTACTTCTAGTGAGATACCAGATGAGGATTTACCGTGGCTTAATATAATACCTAGCTCTTTCATAGGAAATACATCTACTACCTCTGCTTTTGGAGTCCCTGAAATAGGAACTAGGGTTTTAGTTGACTATCCTACAAGTAATCCTTATTTTGGTTTTTACAGAGGCGGTTATAATTCTCTTGATGTTAGAAATAATTTTTTTGATGAAGATTATCCAAATTCATACGGATTCAAAGATTCCCAGAATAATTATTTTAGGATAAATAAAACTAGAAATATTATGGAATTGCATCATAATTCTGGAAGTAGATTTAAAATATATCAAGATAAAAGTATGGATATATATCATTACTCTGGGACTATAGCTACTATAAATCCTAACGGAAGTGTTACTTTCAGTGTGGTGGATGATGTAGATGGGGAGATTCAAGGTAATTGTAATTTGAATATAGGAGGCAATACTAACGTAACTTGTCCTCAAGTAACTTTCAATTCTAGTAGCTTTATAATAAATTCTCCTTCAGTTAGTATAGTAGGAGATATAACCCATGACGGCTCTGGAGTATCTAGTGGTGATTGGATAGCTGGAGGAATCTCTCAGACAGGACACGTTCATATAGAGCAAGGAGATGGCTCACCTACAAGTCCTCCTCAATAAGTTTATATTATATACAGAATGATATAAACTTTAGGAATTTTAATATATGCCATTATACTCTGATATAAATGCTAACACCCCCTTTTATAAACCAGAAGTCTATGACTTGAATTCTGTTATACAGAGTATTCAAACCATAATTAAAACTAGAAAAGGGGAAGTATTATTCTTACCAGAATTTGGATTTGACGGCTCTTTTTATCTTTTTGAACAGATTGACGATACCGGAGCTTTAATCCTATTTCAAGATATTGTAAATGATATAACAGTGTGGGATTCTAGAGTTAAGTTAAATATGCAAAAATCCAACGTGATACCGGATTATGATAATAATAGCTACGTTGCTAATTTATTTTTTACAATTCGGGGGTTTTCTGGAGAATTCAATATTACTGAGAGGGTAGGTGTTATATAAATGGTTGTAAGATTAGATGCTTTGAGTTTCTCTCAAGTAGAACAAAGTTTGATTGACTATTTTAATAATCAGGCAGATTCTCAAAAATGGAAAGATTTTTTTCAATCCTCTACAGGTAGATTATTCATAAGATTATTAGCTGCTTTTGGTGCTTTTATATCTTATCTGGTTACAGTATCTAGGAGAGAAAATTTTATTACTTATGCTAACAATAGGTCTTCTTTAATAGGTATAGCTCAAAATTTGGGTTATTCTGTATCCAGAGGGAAGAATGAAATAGTAGAATTAGTTATCACACCTACTCTTACAGGATTTATACCTGAGTTTACTGTAGTTGGGAGTGCTAAAGATTTACAATTAATAACGGTTGAGGAAGCTCAATTAAATAAAGGTATTCAAACTACTATAAAAGTTTACATAGGTAACTTAAAAACAGAGAATATAACTATAAACACAGATGGGTTAAAAGTTTTTAGATTTAGTTCTACTAACGTAAGTGATTATATTAGAGTTAAGCTGAATGGAAGTGTAGTTCCCCATTCAGATAATTTAAAAGACTTATTTAATGATAAGTACGTTATAATATCTAACCCTATAGGAGCTGTAGATATTATGTATTTACAAGAAGGTAATTATGTTTATACTCCTACAGATATTTTGAGTATAGAGTATGTAGAGTTATCTGAACTAGATTATGATATTGGAGACTTAGACATAGATTATGGGATAGTTAATTCAATATCTGATGTACTATCTTATGTAGAACCTGAAACTAACGATAGTATAAGAGTCAATGCTCCTCTTTATCACGAGACCCAAGTTACTATAAGAGGAAGAGAAGATTTTCTTAAGGAGTTTAGAAGTTTTGGATATAATTTAGTTGATACTAATTATTTTGATTTTAGTCCAGCTATTATAGATTTAACTTATATA